CTATTGCTCGTCGTGTCGAGGCTTCCGGCGTCGTTACGCGTCACGCCCGGAATCACAACACCCGAACGAGACGAGCCTGTCGGCGGCGCCTGTGGGATGCCTCGTTCAAACCCTGTGTTGTACCAGCCGCCATGGCTGTGCGACGGGATCTGCTGAGTCGTCAGAGTGTGCGAGGCAGTCGACCCCCCATGGTTGTGGTTGCCCGACGCACTCGTAGTCGTAGAACCGCCCGTCTCACCGAGAGCGACACCCCCGCCGGCGCCGATGATGAACCTCCCCCGTAAGTCGGGTGTTCCATTGGTTCCATCGCAGAGCGCCCACCCCTGCGGGATGTTCTGCACTGAGCCAAACCACATAATGATCGACCCGACAGGCAGAGCCCGAGCGCCGTTCGCCGCGGTCAGGATCGGAGCGCCCCCGATCGTCGGGGTGCTGCCGTCCGAGGGGACGAAAATCTCATTCGAGTCGTCGTTCAGCGCACCGCGAATCGGCACGCCGACAATCTGGCCGCCGTTGATGACCGTGTCGTTGCCGGTAATCTTCGCGTCGATGAGTTGGTTGCCGTCCATGTCGAGATCGCCCGACATGACATCGCCCGTACGCTGGATGAATGCCTCGAACGTCCCCTTTGTTGCGCGGCACTCGACCCGCGTTTGATTGTTCACCCAATGTTGCGCGGCGGTGCCTTCCTTCGCGCGCTCGACCATCAGCAAATCGCCCGAGCGGCCGGTGCAGTGGCATACCTCGTACGCGCCCGCGGCGTTGCGAAGTACGACGACGAAGTATTGGCCGGCGCCAGGATTCGGGAAGAGGGCGCCGAATCCGGCCGCGACCTGGATTGTCGTGTCCTGATCGTCGATGCTCGCCGCAAGCAGCGCCGACGCATTGTTCTCGAAGACTAGCTGAGCCATTGCTTGTTACCCGTACTGTGGCGGCTCCCGAACGGCGAACCTGATGTCGTGCGGCCACACCTGGCGCAGACTCGTCGTCACCGTGAACGTCGCGGTGTACTCCTCGCCTTCGACCCCGCCGCGCGCGTAGTAGGCAACTTTATCACCCTCGGGCGAGATCACGAGCGTGTGGATCTCGAACTCCGGATCCGTCGTCGGCGTCACTGAAACCGAAACCGACCTCACGACCTCCCCCCTGGTCAGAAATCGCGAGTAGTCGACCACACGCCGCCTGTCCGCGGTCGGGCGTTGAACGTAGCGACCCAAAAGACCGACCGACCCTATTCGCACAAGGACCCCCTGAACGTAGGTCTGCAGCAGCTGTCGGGCTCGTCTGCCGGTACGCACACTCGATCGCCAACCGAGAGGCGGCCGGAGACGATCAGCGCCGCATCCGCTATCTCTAGACCGCCCTCGAGTTCGCCGATCGAGAGCGGCACACCAAAACCGTGCGTGCCGAGCAAGCCGACGATCGGGTCTTCCGTCAGTCGGAAATAACCGCCGAGCTCAGCATCCGGATGGACGAAATACTCGAGGCCCTGCGGAACGAACGGCACACCCACTAACTCCTCCTCACCCCAATAAGCGAGGAGAAGGCTATATGCTGGATCACCTCCGTCGAGAAAAATGAGGACCTGCGAAACCTCGCGCTCATCGAGGAACGGCGCAAACCGGAAGGGGAGGCCAGAAAAAAGCCCGTTCTCCTCCGTCGCCCCTTCGAGTGCATCGCTCACGGCGATGATCCGCGACTCCAAGATGTCGTCCAGCACGACATGCTGACCGTCGAATTGAAACGTCTNCGTCAGCAAGGCAGCACGCACGATCGACGACTCCCAATCGATGGAGCCGCTCATCAGCTGTGCATAACCGGCCGGGTACAAGTTCACCGTCCGAACCTCGGGAACGACCAGTTTTGCGCAGCGGCGTAACCCATCTTCGCTTCGCCAGAATAGCGCGCGATGGCGGCCACGAATCTAGTCCGCCGCCGTTCCGCCTCGGCTGGGTTGCTGTACGGCTTCGATGGGTGCGACCAGACACGCGCAAGGAATCCGTCGAGAATCGCGTCGTAGTGCTTAATCGCAGCGATCCTCGGTAGGTGGTCGACGCTCTGCTTCGGCGTCAGCGCCACGTAGAAGTAAAGCGCATTGTCGGTGTCCGCACGGAGCTTCGGCCAAAGCCCGACCGCGTCCGGAACGTCCGTGATCCAATAATGCGTCGGATCGGACGACTCCCAGTCGAGCGTCGGCTGCCGTACGAGCTTCTTGAGCGGGCGCCCTTTCCACTCGACCCCGAGCACCGCGACGACGTTGGTGTAGTCGTCGTACGGCGACTGGTAGTACTGGAGGAACCGCGACCGCGCATGCACAGGGCCGATCGTTGTCCTCCACGAGAGCGACCGCTCGTAGAACTCGCGGCAAGCGAGCACGAGCTCGCGCGCAGCAACCGAGCGGACGATCCCAGGAACCTGAGGGAGGGCGTCGCGCAACCACGTATCGAGCGAAACGTCGCACTCGCAGCCCGAGCCCTCCAGAAAAATCGAATCGGCCGACATGAAGTTTTACCTGGTAAACCGTTACATCGAGGTCACTGACCGGCGGAAACGCTCGAGCAACAAGAGCGCACGGCCGTCCACCGTGAACTCGTCCTCCGTCGCCTCGATCATGCCGGCGACGTACTCGATGAGCGGGGGGTGAAACATGCGATCGATCGCCATCTCATCGTCGAGGCCGACCTCGCCTGCATCCTCATCGGGCGTACCCGCCACCACCGTCGGAACGTTGAGGTTGTTCCTGTTGAACGAATCATAAAAGGCGTCCGGCCGCACCGTGGAGAGTGCGCTCAGCGCGCGGTTCAGGATCCCGATCAACATCGAGTCCGGGAACCGCTGCGACCCCGTATTCGGGTCGTCGGTGTCCTTCACCAGCTCCCTCGCGCCATCGAGGATCGACTGGTAGGTCGGATTCGCCACGCTTCACCTCCAAAAAACACGGCCCGCGGCGCTTAACGCACACGCGGGCCGCCGCAAGGGGCCTTCCTCAGAACGCGGGGGAGGCTGCTACGCCACGCCCTTAGGTCAGCCCATCCTGCTCGACGATGGCCCGCCCGATCGCGGCCGGGTTCACCACCTTCCGACCGTGGATCTCCAGCCCGCGGAGCAGCGTGTCGAACGACCGCTCCGAACGGATGGTCTCCGTCTTCGTGAGCTGCGCGGCGAACGCAAGCGCCGAACTCACGCCGAAGAGCACCGGGTACTCGTTCGACGGCGAAGCGCCGATCGGCTGGAGGTTGTTGCTGAGGTACAGCGTGAACCGGTCGATCATGCCCAACCGGCCGTTGCGCAAGATCGACGTGCCATCGCCCGCGAGCGATGCATTCTTCAGGTCCGACGCCTTGATCAGCGTGTTCATCCACGCCGGGATCACCATCCAACGACCCGTCTCGGGGACGTTCTGCTCGTCGAGCACCTGACCGCAGTCCAGGATGAACCGGATGACATTCTGCGAGTCGATGCTGCGCGGCAGACCGAAATCGCCCATGTTCAGGTTGCCCGAGATCCGGCCGGCGCCGAGGCCGCGGTTGTGCGGGTCGATGTCGCCGGTCGTGTCCGTCGCGAGGTAATTGAGCACCTCCTTGTCGACCTCGATCTTCATCGCCTCCGCGGCGTCCTCCGCCCACATGGAGAGGAGGTCGATGTCGGACTGGACCTCGTGCACGTCGTTCAACGCAAGGTTGAAGACGTTGCCCTTGTCGATCAGGAGCTCGATCGTGTCGCTCGACGGCCGCTGCACGATCGTGTTGAGGTCCATGCCGATCTCGTACGGCGAGACCGTGATGTTCGGGCGCGTGCGGATGATGACCTTGTCGCCCATGTTCCGGATCTCGCCCTCGTAGCGCGTCGATGCGATCGCGCCGAGAACGGTCGCCGCGTAGAACTTCTCGACAACGAGGCCGGAAAAGACGAACGGGATGACTCGCCCGCTGTAGTCGGGGCTCGGGGCGCTGCCCGCCCACCAGGAACCACTCGTTTGCGGATACATAAGTCGGGACTCTCCTAATCAATGACCAATCCACCGAGCACGTGCTCGGAACCTTGACCAGGAGCGCCCCCGGCTTTACGGGCGGCGTATTCCCTAAGACTCTGAGACGAATTAAAGCGCCAGTATGCGCATACGTCAATACCCCGTCTATACGGGCTTGACGCGGCCCTCGGCCGTCGCAGCCATGATCTCGGCCCGGACCTTCGCCGCCTCGTCGGACGTGAGATGCGAGAATTGCGTCTTCCGCTGGGTGCGCTGGAAGAAGTCGTCGATCTCAGCCTTCGACCAGATCTTTTTCTGCTCCGTGCCCGGCATTGCCGGCGGAGTACCCCCCGGCGTAACGAAGTCGGCCGGTGTCGGCCGCGGATCCGAGGCCACGGCACTCGGGGCGGAAGTCGACTCGACGGTCGCTTTGTACGCCTTGAAAAAGGCGAGCGTCCGGTCGACGTCATTCGTCGCGACGGCCTGGTCAAGCAGCTCCTGCCGAGATACGCCCGCCAACGGATCCTTCTGCGCGAGCCACTGCAGGAACCCCTTGTCGGTGTTGAAGCGGTGGAAATCGGGATCGGCATTAAGCGACGCCATGAAGCGTGCGCGAGCCGTCTCGACCACCGTGTTCGCCGCGGTCTCCGCGGTCTTCTTCACCGGCGTCAGCCGCATCTCGAGCTCGGGGAGGACCTCCGCGCGAGCCACGCGACGCACGAAGTCGTAGAGCTCGGGACCGAACTCGTCGATTTCCTCCGGCTTGATGAGAGTGGTATCCGGCGTAGACGCGGGCGTCGGCGGCGCCTTGCGCAACTCCTCGAGCTCGGCCTGAAGGCGCTCGAGCATGCCCCGCGTACGCCGCAGCTCCTCCGCCATCGCCGGCACCTCCGCCGAGTACTTGCCCTGAAGGACCTCGTACTTGTGCTTCCAGTCCTCGTCGAGCGGCTGGGGCTGCTGCGACGGCGGCTGGGGCTGCTGCGACGGCGGCTGGGGCGGAGGCGCCGGCTCCGACGGTGCGGCGGCTGGCGTAGGGGCCGGCGGCGTGGCGTGCGAAGCAGCCACTGCCTCGGCCGCGGCTCCAGCTTCCTGCTGGGCCTTCTTTATCTGGTCGATGGCTTCGCGAGCCTTGTCGGCTTGCGCCTTGACCTGTCGTGGAACTGCGCTCATTTACCAGCCTCCTCGATGACTTTCAGAATGCTGTTCAGCAGTGTAGCCGCGCCCTGCGCCCGGAAGAGGTTCACCTGGTCCCCAAGCTGCAGGCAGAGGGACGCATAATGGTCTCTTTCCCGGCGCAGCGCAGAGACGACGACGTCGAATTCTTTCGCGCCGGCGCCGAGCTTGAGCGCGGCGATCGATCGGATCACCCTCTCATCGGGCATCGACAGCCGCGGGTCCACGGCCATCAGAAGAACATGCCAACCTGGAAGTCCGCCAAGTCGTCGTAATTGACACGTTCCTGCTGCTTCGACTCCTTCGCGAAGTCGAGGCGATTGGTCGTGCCCTGCGTGCTCCCGTGTCGAACAGCCTTGATGCCGTCGATGCTCGAGAAGCGGCGCGACTTGACGAGCTTCTGAACGCCGTCTTTCGATGCCATGTCAGTACGGCTGACGCCGCCCCGCGATGAAGGTGCCCGCCTTCCCCGTCGCCGGTGCACCAGCCGTGCGATTCGGCGGAAGGTCGCGATTACCCTTCGTCTTGCCGATGTACTTGCCCGCGCTGACGCCACCGTCGCCGTGCGAGCTCGGCATGCCCTGGTGGTTGCTCGTGCGGTTCGGCGGCAAGTCGCGGTTGCCCTTGGTGCCCGTCGGCATCCGGAAACCATACCCCGTCGGGTTACCCTTCGGCATTGCTCAGCTCCTGTGTTTACCGGTAAACCGGGTCTAGCACAGATACTCTATGCGCATATGGCCCGTTCGTCTACACCATGCCCTCGATGGGCTCCCTGACAGCCTCCGGACCCGCACGGACGGCGCCCGGCGCGGGCGCTGACGGCATGCCGGCGCCGAGGTTGATGGCGGCCGGCGCGTTTTCCGGTACGACGCCCTCGATCCCGAGCCCTTTCGCGACGTTCGCGAGAATTTTCGCCCGCGCCTGGGGCCCGACGACCTGAACGTCGATCGGATTGGCCGTGATCTGCAGGAATTCGAGCTGACGCATGCGGTCCTGCTCCCGCTTCACGGCGTTCTGCACGCCCTTGGTGACGATCTGCTCGTCTCCGCGGTAGTTCTCGGGGTCCGTAAGCATCAGATAATCGTAGAAATTCCGCAAAACCGGCCCTATGACCGTGCGGTCGATCCCCGCGGCGACGTTCTGGAGGGTCTTCGCGGCGTTCGACATGAGCATCGCAAGACCCGAGGCCGTCCGTCCGGCCCCGCCGACCTTCTCGTTACCCGTCATGTAGCGCGGAAGCGCGCTCACCTCGTCGGCGAGCACCGAAAATTGGGTGTAAACACTGAGGAGGTCCTGCGCGTTCGACTGCGGCTGGAAGAAATCGATCGGCCGCTGCGCCGTCGAGAGGAGCGACGGGTCGACGTTGTAGTGCCACCGCTTCCAGGGGTAGAGCTGATCGTCCTCGGCGCTCGAGATAGCACCGTCGTTGATCACGACCTGCGGGCCCGAGGAGATCGCGAGGTTGTTCACGAGCGCGCGAAGCGCCGCGTTCGACACTTCCTGGATGTCGTGGAGCACATCGGCGAGCGATTCGCCGGCGAACGACCCTGGGACCTCAACGTAGCGGCCGACGTAGTAGGGCGCAGGCTGGAAATTGAACGGGGAGATCTGCACCTGCACGACCCACCGGTCGATCAGCCATGCCGTCACGTAGTAATCGGCCGTCGGCTCGAGCTTGAAGCGCTTATATCCCCAATCGAGGAGGAGCTGGCCCGAGATCGTACCGACGTAGACGATCGTGTCGATGAAGTCGTAATGTCGTTGGAACGTCTTGTCCTTCGACTCGAGACTCATCCGCTCGAACTCGGTGCCGTCCCACCACCGATAGTTGCCACGTTGGTGGTAGATCGACAGGATCTCTTCGATCGCCTTGTCGTCGACACCGGGCATTCCCTTCATCGCGGCGAGGTCCGCCCGCCTGAGCTCGACGCGCTCGCCGAACTCGGACTGCGAAGGGTCGCTCGCCATAGGCGACCAGTAAAAGTCGAACGGAGAAACCCGCTGCCAATACGGCTTTGCCACCGACACCCGCTCGAGCCGGCCGTTCACCCACTTCATCTGCGGGCGCTGCTTGATGATCGGGCCCTTGAGTACGGCGTACGGGAAGATCGGGAGATCCGCAAGGAACTCGGAGAGCGCCTGGTAGAACCCGCCCTCGACCAACGCGTCCTCGATGCGCCGCTCGACCTGCTCGGCCTGCTTCCGCGCCTGCTCGCGCGCAGCCATCTTCGCGGCCTCGTTGAGCTGCCGGAGGCGGTCGCGCACGGTCGACTCGTCGAGCGGCTCGCCAGCCTCCATGGCCGTCGTCACCTCGGTCGTGACGAGCATCGCGATCGAATCTTGGATCTCCTCCGGAACCACCGGATCCGGCGTCGGCTCGATCGCCCACGGCTTCTCGGGACCAAGGTAGACGTCGCGGAGGAGGGAAGTCGCCGCTCGGCACTTCGTGGCTGTGATGCGCGCGTAGACGGAGCTCCCGTTGAACTGGGCGATCTGCTGTTTCTTCTCCTCGTCGTACTCGCCGCGATACGCGCGCAAGCCCCGGAGGAGGCGGGCGTTGATGCCCTCGGTCTCCCGGTAGTTGCGCATCATCTCGACGCGCTGCCGGACGTACGCGGCGAGCTCAGAGGTGGGTTGCTCCTGCTCGATGGCCTTGTTCGCCATCTGCTCCTCGCGCCGACGTTCGGCGGCGACGAGCTCGTCAGGAGAGACGACTCGAATCAGCGGGTTGACGGCTGAAGCAGGTACTGCCATGGTGACGCCCTACTTGTACGCCTCCCCGACCCAAGAGGAGAGCGAATGCACGTNCGAGTGCCACGGCTTCGCCTTCCCCTGATAGAACACTATGCGCGTGTTCTCCGGTAGCTTAGCACCAAGCCGGAGTAAATGGAGCCTGTAGCTGTATACTCCGTCCTGCGGACCCCACGTCGCCTCGTTCGGTCCAAGGCAATGCTCGATCCACGCCTGATCGCTGCCGACTAGGCC